CAATCGGCATTTCGTTGTTTGGTGGACACGGAGGTGATCAGGATGACAAGTTCGCAGAGAACTTCACACCAGAGCAAGATCGTGCGTTGCGGCGGCTCATTGCTCAACTCCGCATGGAGTATCCAGCCATCAAGACCATCCGAGGCCACAATGAGGTTTCGGCTAAGATGTGTCCGTGCTTTCAGGTGCAGAAATGGCTGAACAGCGCGGAGACCGAAAAGCGCCCAGAGCGAGCCAAGATTGCGCAGAGCAAGACAATCCAAGCTTCTTCTGTTGCGAAGGTGGCAAGTGCCGCTACGCCCCTTGTTGGTGTTGTCGGTGGGTTGCCGTGGCAGAACCTAGCAATCATGGGCGCACTGGCAGTGGTGGCAATGGTGGCGCTGGGGGTGATTGACCTAGAGCGTCTCAACAAATGGAACAAGGGCGACCGCTGATGTTTCTCTTGGGCAAACTGAAAGTCTATGCAGCGCTAGTCGGCGCTGCTCTTCTGGCTGTCGTGACGGTTTACTATCGTGGCCGTGCTGACGGTATCACGGAAATGGAATATGAGATAAAAGATGATCGGCTGGAAAAGCTGCTCAAGGCAAAGGATGTGCAAGATGAAATTCAGTCTCTTGACGATGATGATATTGCCGCTCGTGCTTCTAAGTGGGTGCGGAGCGACAATAGCGGGTGACACTTACTGCGACATAGCCTCCCCTCTATACTTTGACAGTATGCGGACAGCCGAGTGGCTGATGGAGAATGACCGCAAGTTGCTCACTGATATTGTGATCAACAACGAAACCCACGAGAAGCTCTGCCCATGACACCGAAGCAGCGGGAGGTGTGGGAGCTACACCAGCAAGGCGTGTCTGGGCGGGCGATTGCAAGGCAGCTTGGCGTTTCTGAGAACGCAGTGAGAAACCGCCTGAGCGGCGCACGCAAGCACGCTGAAGCAGACAGTGCTATCCAAGGCGCAATGAGTTCGGTTGGTATGCAGGACGCTGGGCCGCTGCACTCGGGCTGGATCAAGAGCGAAGGCGCTTCTCTTTACTTCCAAATGCCGAAGGACAAGCGTGCCAGCGTCACCGAGATTGTGCGTGAGGCATTCGAAGGGATACCTGCCTGCCCCCTGATCCCAAGCCCGCGTGACTTTTCCGATGGCTTGATGACTGTCTACCCAATCTTCGATGCTCACATTGGAATGCGTGCCAGTGCCGACGAGAGCGGTGAGGATATGGACAACGACATTGCGGAGCGGCGGATCACAAACGGCATTGGCCAGTGCGTCGCTTCCTCCCCAGCCTCTGAGCAGGCAGTCGTTCTAATCGGCGGTGACGCACTGCACGCCAATGACCAGACAGCCATGACCCCCAAGTCAAAGCATGTGCTTGATGTGGCGAGCAGCTTTGAGGATGCGGTTGATGTGGCGATCAGAACCTTTGCGGCCTGCATTGAGATGGCGACAGTTAAACACAAGAACGTGATCGTCAGCGTGATACAGGGCAACCATGATCGGGACGCCTACCTCTCAATTCTCTACGCTCTGCGCGAGCGCTATCGTGACAACCCACGCATTGAAGTGCAGCGCAAGGGCGGTGAGTTCTTTGTCATGGAGTGGGGTCGTGTCATGCTGGCCTCACATCACGGTGACAAGGCCAAGGCAGAGCGGCTTGTGATGCACATGGCAGATGAGTGGGCTGAGATGTGGGGTCGCACTCGCTATCGCTTTTACTTTACTGGCCACATGCACCACGCCAAGATGCAAGACATTGGCGGAGTGCAGGTTGAGCAGATGAGGGCGGCTGCACCGCGAGACGCCTACGCAGCGTCTCACGCTTATGCCTCTCGCTCAGAGCTTCAGGCCATTACCTATCACAAGGACAGTGGTGAGGTGAGCCGAGTCAAGGTTGCGCTTTAATCTTCCGCTTATACTCGCCAAGCATACGGGCGAGCTTCTGACGGCGGAAAGGCGTTGCCTTGGGCGAGATCATGGCTGAGAACTCACCACGGCTGACGCCAAGCACTGTTGCGGCGTAGGTGCGTGATGGGAATGTTAGGCCAGCAATCTCCAGCGGCTTGTAGTTTTTAGCGTCTCGGCGCAAGCGCTGAGCCAGCGTCTCTGGTGAGGGCGCATCGCATGGCAGCTTTGGTCTGCGCCCTTCCTGCGACTGCTTCATCTCGAACGCCATCAGAGCCTGTCCGTACAGAGCCTCCCTGCGCTCCGCAGGATTTGAGATTTTAAGCAGATCGCTGGCAACCCGCTGCAACCGCTTTTTCTCAGCCGTCTTGCGCTTGGCCTCTGCAATATTGAGCTGCTTAATCTGCTTGTCGCGGATCGCGGGACTGTTGTCGAGTTGAGCCTTCGCAATCTGTATGCCGTGGCGGTGAGCGTGGCGGCGCACTGTGGTGATGACCACATCAAGCGTGGCGGCAATCTGGCTCGCCGTGAGGCCAGCCTCTGCGCCCCTGCGGATCGTGTTAATCATGTCTGCGTCTACTATCTTTTGTGCCATTATTCTTCCCCCTCCATCTCGGCCAGCTTGGCCTTGTAACGCTCAATGCGCTCCTCCAAGACCGCCAGATCGGTGCTCACAAAAGAGGGACGCACGCCCTGATAGCGCATCTCCATCTCGTCACGCTGGCGCCGCCATGAGGCAATGCAGTCCTTGATGGTGCTGATCTCTTCTTGCTTGGTCATTTCCTGTCTCCCTCTGGGCGCGCCACAGGGCGCAGCGAGCAGCCGAGTGCGAGCAGGCACTTGCCGTCTGTGTAGAATACATGCTCGCCTATAGCGCCGAGCGGTGTCAGATTATGCCGCCACACAGGCTTGACGGCCTTCGTATGGTAGTGGGTTGCCCCAAGACCCAGAGTTGCCCCTGAGAGGGCCTCTTTGGCCACTGTCTGAGCCGTTGCCCATGCCTTAGCGTCTGTCGGCTTGTCTGACTTGCCGTCACAGTAGAAACTGAACTGGCAGGCCCATGGGCGGGACACTGGCGAGCGGTGCTCCTTGACCACGCCGCAGATCGTGCTGGGGAAGTCGGGGTGAGCGGCTCGGTTGATAACGACCTCTGCGATGGCCATCTGAGCATCTACTGGCTCAGATCTCGCCTCATGGTATATCGTCATTGCGAGGCATGCTGCTGCGGTAATCATTGCTCTTCCTCCATGCGATCCAGAATATCCAGCAGGGTCAGGCACTCTGATGCGTGGCCCCCGAAGTCTCCGCCGCGCTGCTTCTGATCGAGCCTGATGATGTCGATCTTGCGGCGCAGGCGAGCCAATATGGTTTTGCGTTCCTTGTGCATCTGATCACTCCACGAACTTGCTGGCGCTCTCGGCCCACAGCGTGAAGCTGGAGCGCGACTGGCCGACACGATTGTAAACGTCAGCCTTTGCAATGCGGCCTGCGCTGAATAGGCGGTGAGCACTGTTGCTGGCCGTCTTGCTGTCAAGGCCGCTGTGCTCGGCAAGCTCTGCCGATGTCATGTAGTCGCTCTCGCAGATCAGCTTGTAGATCGCCTCGTCGCGCTCAGACGCGCTATCCATCTCCGAGGGCGCAACAGGCTCTGCTGGTTCTGGCTCCGCTGCGGGTGTTGGTGCGGGCTTCAAGGCGTGCTCAGTCACCAAGACGCTGACAGCCATCCACGGCGTGCGCTCGCGCTGATGCTCTTTGTGGTTCTTGATAAGCACAGCCTGATAATGCTTGCCGCGCTGAAGCTCTGTTCCTTCGATGGCATATGGCGGGATGAATATCTGCTCGCCTGCCTCAGTCAAAGCAAAGGCGAAACCACCTGTATGAGTGTTTGTGATGAGGATTGTTTCTTGCATGTTAGTTCTCCTTGGTTTGGTGGTTATTCTTCGAAGTAATAATCGACTTCACGCTTTCCGATGACGTAGCCAGAGTGCTGGCCATTCGCCAACTCCCAGCCCTTCTGATTGCATATCCTGCGGATGGTCTCGATATGCAGGCCGAGCTCAGACGCAAGCTCTTTGGCGGTGCAGTCCCAGCCGACTGACTGTCCCGCACGCCAGATGCGGAACTCGTTCGCCTTGCGTCTGAGGATCATGTTGTCCCCCGTGCTCATCACGCGGCCCCCTTCACGCGCTTGAACATCTCGTCAGTGATGGTGCTGATCACGACGTCATAGGCGGCGTCGCAGCGTGCGTTCTCGCCCTTGAGGTTCAGGAGGGTGTAGGCCGCGAGGCCAGTCATGAGATCGCTCTCCTGCGTGTCGTGGCCGCGCTCTGCGAGTGATACTGCGAACATGTGGCCAAGCTCACGGATGTCGTTGAAGGCGTTCTTCTCGCTGATCATTGCGCTGCCGCCGTCAATCGCTTTGTACATCTTGAATTTCATCGTCATCTCCTTGGTTTGGTGGTGTGGGGGCCGATGCCCCCGTTGGTTATGATGCTTCAATAAACAGTGCGTGCGCCTTGCGTGTCTCGAAGCGCTCGTTCTTGCGAAAGCACTTTCCGCAAAACTGGCTCTCGTCAGCCGCAGCAATCTTTCCAGCGTCGATGCTTGATCCAACAACAATGTGTTGATTGCAGTTTGCGCGTGCTGGCCCGTTTTTGTTCTGAGAGACCGCGTATGTTTGGTGAATTTTGCCAGTGTAGTTTGTTCCGATTGTCATTGTTGTTCTCCTTGGTTGGTTGGTTGTGGGGGCCGAAGCCCTGCTGTTTATGAGTGGCTAGTCATAAGCTCTGTGCGAAGTGCAATTTTCTCGCGCACGGTCATGTCTGGGTTTGCCGCATGTATGTGGCGGCTTAGTGCGTTGGCGGCGCGAGTTGCTGCACGCTTAGTTGAGGATGTAGAGTACTCAGCATCGTTATTGTCTGCTTCAAGAGTGCGCTTGTAAGCTGCGATGATTTTTGCGTTGATGGTCATGTTCGTTTCCTTGGTTGGTTGGTTTCTACATGACCAGAATACACGGAAGAAAAGCACCGTCAACAACTTTATTGCACTTGCATTGCATTTTTTATCCCATATGATGCCACACATCAGCACAGGAGATTTACAATGCAAAAACAAAGTAGGGTGATATTGAGCGAAGAGCAACACGCGCTTTTGACATACGCCGCAGAGATGGAGGGGATGGCTCTGGCGACATACTTGCGTCACTGCGCCCTAAACGCCGCTGCCTCTATCGGCATCCGCGCAAAGCAGCCGAGGGTTGACTGATGCTAATATATGGCATCGACCCGGGCTACACGGGCGCAATCACGCTCTACTGGCCCAAGACAAACGACATTGAGGTTTACGATATGCCGACAATGCCGAGCGCGAAGGGCAAGACTGTCCTCAACATGCACGGCATTCTGGAGATATTGCAGCCAGAAGACGACGGGGCGCGTGTTGCGTTTATGGAGCAAGTCGGGGCCATGCGTGGCCAGGGCGTGTCTTCTATGTTCCGCTTTGGTGAGCAGTTCGGCGCGTTGCAGATGGCGCTGGCGGCCAATGAGACGCCCATGTATCTCGTGACACCTCAGAAGTGGAAGAAGCACTTCGG